TGTGACTGGCGGAACAGACGCTGGAGCAGATATTGCTACTGGTGCTGTTGTTGGACAATTAAGACAAGGTAGACCAATTGAGTTTGCAAAAACTATGTTTATTAGTACAGCTCTTTCAAAGTTTTTATCAAAAGCCCCAAGTGTAGAACAGTTACAAAGAATACATGATACACAACCTTTTTTTGGTAGACGTGATAAAGTATTTGGTGCTATGACGGGAATGTTAACAAGTATGGAAAGAGAGTTAGGACTTGACTTTTTACCTTTAACACCTGAAACTGGCTCACAAGAAGACTTAGGTACTGAAGTTGAAAGAACTGGTAAATCACCAGAGATGGGTGACAAATTAAGTCAAAACACCATAACACCAGATACGTTAAATCTGAATCTTCCCACAGTGTCAGGTGGTGGTTCGTCGGGTAGTCCTCCATCTAGAACGAACTTTGCCTCTCTGTTTCCATTTGACACTACGGGAAGTGCTATATCAAGTAGAGCAGGGATAGGCGGACTTGTATGACGGAAAATACCATAACCCCCGATACTGCAAATCTGACTGCTTTTAATCCATCAGACGCTTTACCACCACCACGATATACTGGTATGCTCTTACCTATTGAAAGAGATAAATATGGCACAAAAGGCAACTTTGAGTTAGCTGTTCCGCAGTTTGTACAATCTATGATTGAAAGTGCTCAGCTCCCTGGAAAAGCTATGAGGGGGGAGCTTGGTATAGCTTCTATAGATAATCCATTGTTTACTAAAGGTGCGACACAATTTACAACAGATTTTGGAATTAATTTAGCTTTGTTAAATGCAGTAAGAGCTCCAGGAGCAATAAAAAGCGGACAGCTAAATATTATAGCCTCACATAATGCTAAAGATGGACCAAAAATATTGAAGAAACATGTAGATATGATTGGTAAAGAAGGTATGATTGAAACCTTTAACAAAAATAAATCTTTCCAAGACGTTATTGATGGTAGGTTAAGTTTTGAATTAGATACTAGTAAAATGTATATTCCTAAAAAATTTAATAATCCTAAAACTTTTGATGATAAAGTAATCAACGCAAAAACAACGATGGATGAAACTTTTAAATTAACAGATATTTTAAAAGGTATGCCTGAACTATTTGAACAATATCCAAGATTAAAAAAAGTAACAGTAAAAATGAGTGATGATCCAGATGAAGTCCCACAATTAGGGGGAGCGGCGAGTGCTATGGAAAGTGAAATAACCTTAGGAAAAGATTTAATTATGATGTCTGGAAAAAACAAATTTACAAAAGAAACATTAGAAGAAGTATTGATGCACGAAGTACAACATTTAGTAGATTTCATAGAACGTAGAGCAGACGGAAGTAATCCAGCAGGAGTTTTATCACAAATTAGTGATGGTAGTGAGGGTTATCTAAGAAAAACTTTAAAAAATATGTTAGCCAATGAGATTTATAGAAGGAATGCTGGAGAAGTAAGAGCTAGAATGGTGGAACAGCGTTTAAAAACTGGATTACAAGATGAGTTTCCAGACCCTGATGTAGCTCCTGAAAATATTATCAGAAACGAAGATGTGTTAATAGATCTTGTCAATCGGTCAAAAAGTGTGCCAAAAATAGATGAGGTTATGAAAGGTCAGGATGAATCATTCATGCGACAAGGAGCCAGATCATTGTTGTTAGCTGTGGAAGGCAAAAGAGATACGGGAAAAAATTAATGAATATAGATCAATTACAACAAGAACTAAAACGAGATGAGGGTTGCGTAAACGCTATATATCTTGACCACCTGAACCTACCGACTTGTGGTATAGGTCATCTCATTACTGAGGGGGATGAGGAGTACGGCAAACCAGTTGGTGCAGAGGTATCAGAAGATAGAGTAAACGCTTTATTTAAAGAAGATATCAAAGTCACATTAGAAGAATGTAAGGTCTTATATGAAAACTTTGATGATTTACCTGAAGAAGCACAACTCATATTAGCAAACATGATGTTTAACATGGGTAGACCTAGACTCAGTAAATTTAAAAAAATGAACAAAGCCATTGCTGATGAGGATTGGATTGAAGCTTCACTACAAATGGAAGACTCTAGATGGTATCGTCAAGTAACAAATCGTGCAGAACGTTTAGTACAAAGAATGGCTAATCTGCAAAAGTTTCCGATAGGTTAAACGGAGGATATTATGGATCCAGCAACCATTGGAGTAGCCATCACAGCCGCGAACACAGCATTCAATGCGATTAAGCGTGGTTTCCAAGCTGGACGTGAAATAGAATCTATGGGTAAGGATCTTAGTCGTTGGATGACGGCTATTAGTGATATAGACAATGTAGAAAAATCTGCTAAAAGAGCTTCTCCTTTAATGAAATTATTTAAAGGTAATGAAATACAAGCAAGTGCGATTGAAGCCTTTACAGCAAAAAAGAAATTAGAAGCACAAAGACAAGAGCTCAAAACTTTCATAAATTTTTATCATGGTCCTAACTCTTGGAATGAAATATTGCAAATGGAAGCTGATATAAGACTTCAAAGAAAAAAAGACATATATGATAGACAACAATTCATCAGAAAAATATGGGAAGCTATAGGTTGGACGTTTTTATTTTGTACAGTTGTAGGATTTTTATTTTTTCTTGCTTACCTTTATAAGGAAAGTAGATGACACAAAAACAATTACAAAAAAAGTCTAAATATGCTGAATATGATATTGATGGTGATGGTGTAGTCTCCGACGAAGAACTCAGTCATATAAAAGACATTAAAGAAACAGAAACTAAGTTACGCAAAAATCTAGCACAATTACGCATGGCGAGATACACATTAATCGGTATGGGTGTATTTACATTAGCAATGTTCGTAGTTCCTATCGAAAGAGTAGAGGCTTTGGCTGATATTAGCAATTTATTCTACATTTCTGGGGCTGGAATAGTAGGAACTTACATGGGGACTACTGCGTACATGACCAAGAACGGCAAGTAATTTAGGGGTACAAACATACACGGAACCCTTGCTCTAATGACTGTATCGAGCTTATACGGAGTCTTTTTTTCGCTAAACTATCCAATCTGTAACGTTTTCTTGTAAAACAACACTTGCTATGTCAATTTTACTTCTTAAGGCTTGTAGCACTTTTTCATCTACTGTTTTCTCTGCAATAATGTCTATATATGTTACTTTATTCACTTGACCAATACGATGTGCTCGGTCTTCACTTTGTAACCTAACCTCAAGGTCATAACTATTACTATAATATATAACTGTAGATGCTTGAGTGAGTGTAAGACCATAACCACCAGTTCTGGGTTGTCCTACAAAAAACCTTACTGGGCTATCTGGGTTTTGGAAAGATGACATAGCATAGTCTCGTTGGTCAGTGCTAGTTGCACCATAATAAGATACTACACTATCCTCGCCATACATTTTTGTTAACAACTCTACAATACTTTCAATATCATGTGTGAAGTTAGCCCATATAATAGCTTTTCCATCTATTTCCTCAACAACTGCTTCTAACTCTTTTATTTTAGCTGATGAAAAAGTTTTTATTGTACCATCATCTAACTTTACGTGTCCAGAACAAACTTGTTGTAGCCTGAGTAATTGTGTCAATATTGTGGTAGGTGTAACTGTACCCTCTTCACATATACCAAGTGCTATCTTTTTTAAGTCACTATACATTTTAGCTTGTTCAGGTGTAAGTTCTACAACTCGCTTTGTGTATACTTTATCTGGTAAATCCAAACAATCTTGCTTTCTAACTCTGTAACTAAAATTATCTAACAACCCATTCAACTCCTTTAGGTTTTTATATCCTACTATTTGGTTAAAACTATATGAACCCAAGTTACGTCTTTTAATTATTGCGTACTCATATTGAAAACTATAAAAGCTTTTGTGACCAAGTAACTCTGGGTTTAAAAATTCACATTGTGTGTACAAATCCATAGGGCTTTTTGTTATTGGACTACCAGTCATAATTCTACGGTACTTTGCCATTTTACCAAGCTTCACTATGGACTTAGTGCGTTTAGCATTCTTGCTTTTAATCGTAGTGCTTTCATCTATAGCCATAAGTGTACTATGAGCTAACAAAAACTTTTCTGCTACTTCTACACCTTTGCGTGTGCTAAATGCCTCAATGTTCATTAAAAATATTTTTAAATTATAATTATCCTCAAACAACTTTTTCCAAGTGTTTAAAAACTTTTGTGTGTGATTAGGTTGCCATATACAGATGTCTGCTAATACATGCTCTGGCATATGGGTAGGTATCTCATTACTAGACCAGTTTCTATACACACCTTTTGGTGCGATAATAAGAACACCACCTATATGACCTTTGTCATACAACACACTAAAATTATCTATCAAAACCTTAGACTTACCAGTTCCCATATCCATAAAATATGCAAACTCATCTAAGTTCCAACCTTTCCTAAGAGCAATTAGTTGGTGCTCATAGGGAGGCATCTTAAATTTATATTTCATTACCTTAACTTTCTAACTTTACTATATACAAAGTGTTTTAAAAATTTAAGCTCTTTTTTGTCGGTGTGATATTCTTCGCGAGACGGAAAATATATCGATATCAGATATTATAATATCTGATTTATCAATTGGACTAAATTTAGTTTTACTACTATATATAAAAGTATATATTAAATAGTTGCTAATGCTTAGTAGCGTGACATGCTAACCGTTCACTAGGCTAACACCAAGAACCCCAAGCTCCTAGGCAAAGGTGGTGAGGTGGCGACAAGGGTTAAGTATTAGCAACAACGGCATAGGAGAAAGTATGACGGTTTTTATAACGCAGGAAGTTCCAGGAAGAGATATTACAAAAGCCTCTGAGTATGGTGATTTGCAAATATTAATTCCAGCTAAGGAACAAGTAGCCTTATCAGCACAACCAACAGTTAGGCGGATAAATAGGTTACTCCGTAAGTTTAATGACAAGGATTACTTGCTACTGTCAGGGGATCCCGTGATTATTGGCATCTCTTGTGCCGTTGCCATGTCTAATAATGTAGGCAAATTAAATATATTAAAGTGGGATAGGCAAGATGAAGAGTACTATCCAGTAACAGTTGACATCTATGACAAGGAGGTATAAATGGATTTTGAAACAACTGCAAATGAACTTACTAAGGTAAGTGAAAAGGGACTGAGTAATGTTAGTTCCTTATGTAAAAAACAACTAGAACTTGAGGATAGAGTAAAAGAACTTAAGGCTGAACTAAAAACAGTTGAAAGTGTGTTAAGAGAAATATCGCAAGACTTATTACCGTCTGCTATGCAAGAACAAAACTTAAAAACTTTGCAAACAGAAGATGGGCATGAGATTACGGTTACTGATTTTGTTTCAGCACACATATCAGAAGCTAATCGTAAAGATGCACATGATTGGTTAACTTCTAATGGTTTTGGAAGTTTAATAAAGAATACTGTTACGGCTTCATTTGGTAGGAACGAAGATAACAAAGCCAAAGATTTATTAGCTGACTTACAAGGTCAGGGTATGGCAGTTACAAATAAAGTTTGGGTGGAGCCACAAACTTTAAAGTCGTTTGTTAAGGAACAAACTGGAAAAGGTGAAAATATACCTCATGACTTGTTTGGTGTATTTTTAGGTTTACAAACTAAAATAAGGAGAAAGTAAATGGCTGAAGTAGTCAAGAAACAAGAAGGAGCACTTGTCAACGCTTCATTTGAAGAAATGTCTGGTCTTGGGTTTGCAGAAACTAGCACACAAGATATGTCAATACCTTTTTTAAGAATACTTGGAGCACAAAGCCCACAAGTAGATGAAAACGAAGGTGCATATGTTTCAGGTGCAAAGGCAGGAATGATATATAATACAGTAGCAAACTCAGTGTACTCTGGTGCAAGTGATAAAGGTATTACAGTCGTGCCTTGTTATTACAACAGAAGGTTTGTTGAGTGGAAACCAAGAGATCAAGGTGGTGGGTATGTAGGTAGTTACTTGCCTGATGACCCAATAGTGGCAACTGCTACACGCAATGATAATAATGATGAGGTATTGCCAAATGGTAATCTACTTACCAACACGGCTCAACACTTTGTTATGTTGTTAGAGGGTGAGCAATACAGTAGATGTTTAATAACAATGTCTAGCACACAACTCAAAAAGTCAAGAAGGTGGCTCTCCCAAATGAATGCTATGACAGCTATGGGTAAGAATGGTCCATACACTCTACCAATGATGTCGCAAATGTACAATTTAACAACTGTGCCTGAGCAAAATGATAAAGGTAAATGGTATGGTTGGGCTGTCAATAGAGTAAGACAGTTAGATTTATCAGATGAGTTACATAAAGCTATTTTTGAAAACTGTGTAGCGTTTGCTAAATCAGTAGAAGCTGGAGAGGTTGATGTTAAAGAGGTAGCACCAGACCAGTCACCTACTGAC